GTGAAAGGTGAAAGCGGAGTTGATATCGAAAATTGGAAAAACAAATTGCCAGAAAAGGAAAGAGAACCGGTAGAAGTTATTTTGAATCGTTTGGAAGATTCGGAGCTTACAAATAAAGAACAAGCGGAAGTAATCTCTGCCTTACATAGTATTATTCCAGAATATCCTTACTATCATTGGCGGCATTTGCATCAGGATTTGCATACTGCCTGTAACGATTTTTACAATGAAAAGAAGGATTATTTAAGTGCTGCAATCGAGGCAGTTAAAGTTTTCGAAGATAAGGTTCAGAAGCAGACAGGTCTTCATAGCATAGACGGAAGAGAATTGATTGAAAAAGCCTTCGGGAGTAAAAAATCTATGCTTCTATTAACGAATAACAAAACGCAGGCGGAACAAAATTTAGAAGATGGTCTTGAACAGCTTGCATGCGGAACATGGACTGGATTTAGAAATCCTGTGCAACATGAGTTAAGAGCAAATTTATCTCCTAGTATTTTTAATGACAAGGATGCTTTGGATTTAATCAGCTTAGTTTCATATTTATTGAGAAAAGTGGAACAAACAAAAAAACGAGCTAAACCTACATCGCCTTAAATTTTATGACCGATATTTTCACTCCATCCAAACGTTCCTTCGTGATGTCAAAAATCCATAGCAAAGAAACCAAACCGGAAGTATTGGTAAGGAAATTTCTTTTTTCCCAAGGTTTCCGTTATCGGAAAAACGATAAGCGCTATGCAGGCAAACCGGATATCGTTTTGCCTAAATATAAAACAGTCGTGTTTATACACGGCTGTTTTTGGCACGGGCATTCTTGTAATAAAGGACATATCCCGAAAAGCAATATGGATTTTTGGTTGGAAAAAATCACAAAAAATCGCGAACGTGATATTAAAAATGAAACCGAGCTGGAAAAGATTGGTTTCAAAGTGATTGTCGTTTGGGAGTGCGAATTAAAAAATAAAGCTATTTGTAGGGAGCGATTAAATCGGTTGGTCGAGGAAATAAAAGATGCCGTCTGAAAAAATCAGACGGCATCTTCCTTTAATTAAGACCCTTATATATTGCGTCCCTAAGAAGGGGTGATTAACAAAAATTAACGCCCTTTACTTTCTACAAGTAACAGGGCTTTTTTTTTGCCCGTTTTTGAGGATTCGCAAATGGAAGATAAGCAAGGGATGACAAAGGAGGTTGCCGGCGTGATGACGGAGGCGCCGGCGGACGGCAGGAAGCCGGCAACCGCTTCGAATCTTCCCCCCCCCCCCCTTATCTAACAGGGGGGGGCACAGAAACCGAAACGGCGGGCAGGGTTCAGGAAGTCTTCGAATGTTACGAAACGTACATAACGGACGGTAAAGGAAACCTGTTAGGCGTTCCTCTTAGGCGCGGTGTATCAGATTCGGCTTTCATTGACCAAATCACATTTTCAATTCATGAAGACACGTTTTTCCATGTTTATGGACTTTCGTTTGATTTGTTCGATGATGACGATTTCATACGCGCGGCTTCCGCCAAGATGGAGGAAATTTTCGGATTCGGAATCATTGAAAAAGCCAAGCATTCGGGCGGGCGTTTCTATGAAGGCTGCTGGCTGATGGGAACGGAAAATGCCCAATACGGGCGCGTCCATTACGGCGGCCAACGTGAAACGATGTTGGTTGAATTGACGGCGGTAGGCTGCAATGCTGCAAATATTGGATGGGAATCAAGGCTTTTTGATTTTCTGACAAATGCGATTCGTCCAAAAATAACGCGCGTTGACATTGCAAAAGACTTTTTCAACGGAGAGTACAGCCCGAATCAGGCAAGAGAAGACCGCAATAAAGGTTTGTTTACGTGCCATCACGTCAAACCGAAGGGCGAATGTCTTGGTTCTGATTGGGAGGAAGAAGACGACGAAACCAAAATGACGAGCGGCAAAACCTACGGCATAGGTTCGCGTGAGTCTTCAAAATATGTACGAATCTATGAAAAAGGCAAGCAGCTTGGCGATAAAACAAGCACATGGACGCGCTTTGAAATCGAATTCAAAGCGAAAGACATTGTAATTCCCTTTGAAGTCTTACAGACACCGGGCGAGTATTTCGGCGGAGCATACCCGATTTGCGAACGGTTTACAGGCAGTGCAAACCGTATTGAAGCGGTCAAAAGCAAGATCATGATTGATTTCGATACCTATATAGAACGACTGAAAAAGCAAATCGGACGAGGAATCAATGCATCGAAAGCAGTGTTTCCGGACAAATCCAAACAAGAATTGTTTGAAGTGCTTGAGCCGAAACATGATTTTTTGCCTAAAAAACTGAGCTTCGAGAATTACGATTGCAGCGAGGCAAAGCTAACGCCACTGCATGAAATTCCGTCCGTTCTAAAATTTGACCAATACGGCATGTGGATGGATCGATATATTCAGCGTCAAAAAACAGGGGAAGAGCAGCGTTATTTAGAGAAGATGTATGACAAATACGCAAATTTACCGATTTCATGGGCTTAAAGTGTCTGCCCGAAAGACGTTTAATCACACAAGGAAACCAAAAAATGAACATCCAACTTCAAGGCCACATCGTCGGCGTTAAAAAATTCAACGGACAAATCGAAGGCAAGAGCTTCGACTATTGCCGCCTGATTGTCGCCACACCCTTAGACAGCTCCCAAGGCAACGCATTGGGCAGCTCTACTACTGAATACGATTTCGGCGGCTCTGCCAATTTCGAGCAGTTCCGAAACGCCCAATTTCCGATCGAAGCAAACCTGAACGTGGAAATCGTCACTACGGGCAAAACTCAAAAACTGAAAGTCATCGGTTTTCAACTCGTTAAGAAAGGCTGATTGAATGCAGAAAGTCTATGTTGTCCAGTCCGTATCAACAGGGGACTTTCTGTATCTCTCTCCTGAAACGGGCGACATCGGACATACCAAATTAATTACCAATGCCGATTATTTCTACGACTTCGAAGAAGCGGTTAACGCAGGTTTGGAAGAAATCGGCAACCAATGCGAATTTGTCGTATTCGGATTTTTGAAAGACTGATTTTCGGATGTTCGGCGGTCGTCTGAAAAACTCTCCATCCATTACCGCCAAACACTTTTTGAAGGAAAATATCATGAAATTTATTAACACCTGCCGTAAATACGGCGCAAAACTGGCTGTTGTAACAGCCGCCCCGCTGGCTTTGGCGGCACAGGCAAACGCAGCGTTGCCCGAAACGGCAAAAAACGCTTTGGAAGCCGCAAAAGCGGACGGTATGGAAGCCGGTTGGATTGTAGTGGGCGTTTTCGCCGCGCTTTTTGTATTTTCCATCGTTAAGAGGGTGATGAAGTAAGGCGGCATGTACTGCCAAGTCGGAAATAAATGTCTTGAGAAGCACCGGGCCGAAAACCTTTATTTCAGCTTGGTAGTACCAAGAATCAAAGAAAACGGACAGATAATCAGGCCGGAATATAACGGCAGCATGTGGAAGATGTCGGACGGTCAGCCGCTAAGGCTTTCATTGGCGGAATGCAGTCCGAAAGACAACCTGCAAAGCGGTCTTGAAACAGGCCGGATAGTATTCGGCGTCCTCGCGTCCGTTTACTTTGTTTCCCTGCTGAAAAAGGTTTTGAAATGATGGATTTTTATTTCTATCTCGGCGTTGCCGTCCCCGTATTAATCGGGGCGGTTCTGTTTAAGGATTGAGCGCATGAAGTTATGGTGTCAAAATCAGGCTTTCAAAACAACCTTTGAAAGGCAGAACCATGAACAAGCCGTTTATCACGCAGGCGCAGTTGGCACTTTATAAATATCAGCCGTCAAGCGAGTATTTTGGGCAATCGATGGCTTTTATTGCTCAGAAAGAATTTGAAGAATTTGTTAATAACGTAAAAGAGTACGATATTTTAGAGAGCTTCTCTTATTTCTTAAATAAGAGGGTCGCACATAATATTTGGAAGATTTATTTTTCTGATGAGTCTGTTATTTTTATAAGAAAATCAGAAGAGAACGGAAAAACTGTTCATGAATTCGTTTATCAAGAGTACACCGATAGTTCTGATTTTAATTCTATGTTCGAGTAATTCTTATTCTGAACCTGTAAGATTAGAAAAATCACAAATTAAATTTCAATCAAGTAATAATTTAAAATCAATTGGTTTTAAATTAGATTCAAGTTCTAACAGTTTTTCCAAATTCACAGAAGCGGCAAATTTCGAGCACATCCCCACGGGCGCAAAAGCCCGAATCAACGCCAAAATAACCGCCAGCGTATCCCGCGCCGGCGTATTGTCGGGGGTCGGCAAACTTGTCCGCCAAGGCGCGAAATTCGGCACAAGGGCGGTTCCCTATGTCGGAACAGCCCTTTTAGCCCACGACGTATACGAAACTTTCAAAGAAGACATAAAGGCACGAGGCTGCCGATACGATCCCGAAACCGACAAATTTGTAAAAGGCTACGAATATGCTAATTGCCTTTGGTACGAAGACGAAAGACGTATTAATAAAACCTATGGCTGCTACGGCGTTGACAGTTCGATTATGCGCCTTATGCCCGATCGCAGCAGATTCCCCGAAGTCAAACAACTGATGGAAAGTCAAATGGAAAGGATTGCTCGTCCTTTTTGGGATAAACGGAAAGAAGAAATTCCTAAAGATACTGCTTTAAAGTGGCGTCTTTTTCCTTTTAGTCATTGTGAATTTTTTTGGAACGGCGGCGGTTGTTTTGTACGTAACGGTGATAATTTAATTCATCGAGTTTATTTTAAACTTGAACGCAATCCGAAATACAAAGAAGAAATGGATGCCAAAAAGCCGGAAGAGATTTTATCGTTGAAAGTCGATGCCGATCCCGACAAATACATAAAGGCAACCGGATATCCCGGTTATTCCGAAAAAGTAGAAGTCGCACCCGGAACAAAAGTGAATATGGGGCCCGTCACGGACAGGAACGGGAATCCCGTTCAGGTTGCCGCAACATTCGGCAGGGACGCGCAAGGCAACACCACGGCGGATGTACAAGTAATCCCGCGTCCCGACCTCACGCCCGCAAGCGCGGAAGCACCTCACGCACAGCCGCCGCCCGAAGTATCGCCCGCGGAAAACCCCGCAAACAACCCGGACCCCGATGAGAACCCCGGCACGCGTCCCAATCCCGAACCCGATCCCGATTTGAATCCCGATGCAAATCCCGATACGGACGGACAGCCCGGAACAAGCCCCGATTCCCCGGCCGTTCCGGACCGCCCAAACGGCAGGCATCGCAAAGAAAGGAAAGAAGGCGAAGACGGCGGGCTTTCGTGCGATTATTTTCCGGAAATCCTAGCCTGTCAGGAGATGGGCAAACCTTCGGACCGCATGTTTCACGATATAAGCATACCGCAGGTTACAGACGATAAAACATGGTCTTCACATAACTTTTTACCGTCTAACGGCGTATGTCCGCAGCCGAAAACCTTTCATGTTTTCGGCAGGCAATATCGGGCAAGCTATGAACCGTTGTGCGTGTTTGCCGAAAAAATCCGTTTTGCCGTACTGCTCGCCTTTATCATTATGTCGGCTTTTGTCGTTTTCGGTTCGTTGGGGGGGAATAAATGCCATTACTTGCCGGCCTGATTCCACTTTTAGGCATACTTCTGAAAATGCTGATTGTCAGAATCATCCTTGCAACAGGTCTGACATTCGTAACCTATGCCGGGTATCTCGCCGCACTGGAAAAGTTCAAAGGCTACACGGCAAATGCGATCAATTCCATGCCTTCCGACATATTGAACCTTCTTTTAATTTCGGGATTCGGTCAGGGGTTGGGCTACCTGTTCGGCGCATTCTCGTTCTTCATTGGTATGCACGCATTCAAAAAACTGACGTTTGTCTTTCCGGGATGAGGTAGAAGCATGATTTATCTGTTTACGGGAAACATGGGGGCAGGCAAAACCCCCCGCGTCGTCTCTATGATTTTGAACAACGAAGACGGATTGTTCAAAATGGAATTGGAAGACGGCACGGAGGCAGACCGGCCGCTTTATTTCTGCCATATCGACGGATTGGACAAACGAAAATTCAATGCCCGCGAACTGGCGGAAGGGCAAATCATGTCCGCCCCGCTTCGTGATGTCATACCGGAAGGCGCGGTGCTGATTGTTGGCGAAGCGCACTACACTTACCCGGTACGCGCGGCAGGCCGTCCCGTTCCGCCCTATATTCAGGAACTGACAGAACTCCGCCATCACGGGCATACCGTCATTTTGATGACGCGGCACCCGAGCCAACTTGATATATTCGTCCGCAACCTTGTTTCAAAGCATGTACACCTTGAACGCAAGGCAATCGGCATGAAACAGTATTATTGGTATAAATGCGTAACCTCGTTGGACAATCCGGCAGGCGTAAGCGGCGTAGAAGCCGCAAATTGGAAACCGCCTAAAGAAGCCTTCAAATACTATAAATCATCAAGCCGGCACCAAAAGTTCAAGAAAAAAGTGCCTTGGGCGGTTTGGGCGTTGATTGCGGTTGTAGGGTTTGTAGGCTGGAAAAGTTACGGCATGTTTCAAGTTTACAGCAAAGCCACAGACAGCCGGATTGAGCAGGAAGCGCAAAAAGAAAGCGTTGTGCAGACGATGACGGAGCAGACGGCATCATCAGAAACAGCGCCTTTTGAGCATTCCGACAATCTGAAACCTGAAGACTTTGTGCCGACTTTGCCCGAAAAGCCCGAAAGCAAGCCTATTTATAACACAGTCCGACAAGTAAAAACCTTTGAGCAAATCGCCGGATGCATAGACGGCGGAAAATCAGATTGCACATGCTATTCAAATCAAGGAACACCCTTGAAAGAAATAACAAAGATAATGTGTAAAGAATATGTGAAAAACGGGTTGCCTTTCAATCCTTACAAGGACGAACGGCAAAGGACGGAACAGGCGGCACAGTCCGCGAAAGCGGACAAGCCCCAAGTTCTCGTAATGGGCGGAAAGCCGTAGCAAAATCTCATGTACGACAACTGAAGAGCGCGGAAAACCGTTTGAAGGAATCGGCGGCGGAGTCGTAAAGCAGAAAGTTCTTTTTAAAATCATATTCTGAATACTAAATCTGAGGATGTCATGATTCACAAACCAAGATATATCAAAATTGTAGATGAAAACGGGGATTTCACACGTGTTCTCCGTCTCCATAAGTTCCCGGACACGTCGAAAGTTTTTTATTTCGAGCCTATGTTCTGGCTTAAAGATGGTCGGGTTGCCCGGAAAGACAGTTTGTTTGAAGTTGATTACATTTACGGTGCAGACGGTTGCGGGTTCTTGCCGTCAAATTTAACGGAGTTCAGAAAATATTGCCGGAAAAAGCACCAAAAGTTTAAGGACGATGAAGTTTTAGTAAACCGTTACGCGGTCGATTTTTTGGGTGCGAAGGAACCCCCATATGACGACCGCCATGTGACTTCAGTCAAATATTTTGTTTGATAAAACCAAAATCACAAATTCAGCCACTACACCTCAGGATGGCTTGGGCGGAGCGAAGGGGGTTAACTGCTAGAATGGCTGTTTTTTTTAAAGTGTCTCAGTCCGGAATCGCTTCGTTCGGGGGTTGTAGGTGCAGGAAAATAGGGCGGAAAAAAGGAAAAGGGGGAAGCTTTGTAAAGATTGGGCGCGCTTTTTGCCAAATCTTTACGAATACCCCCTTTTCCTTTTTTATGAACTGTTTTTCAATACCGCAAACCCACTAACGGAGTGATTCCGGACTGAGATACGCCCAAAAAAAAACAGCCATTCGGGTCGCAACAGGAATCTTTACCAAAACCTGCAACCCAAATAAAATCAGACACGGCAAAGGAATAGCTACCCTTTGCCGAAACCGTCCGGCCTGAACAAACCACAAACTTAAAGTTTGATGACGAGAATAGGCGGGCGGTTTTCTTGTTTGTGAAATTGAGTAGTATCAAAGAACACAGATTCTGAATATATAAGGGTAATCCCATGCGTAACGCCGTAGGATTGGATATATCCAAGCTGACATTTGACGCATCCGCCATGGTCGGCAAAACGGAGCATTCGGCAAAGTTTGACAACGATTCAAAAGGTTTAGATCAGTTTTCGGACCGGTTGAAAAGCTTGGGATGTCAGAATCTGCATATCTGCATGGAGGCAACGGGAAACTATTATGAAGAAGTTGCCGACTACTTCGCGCAGTATTACAGCGTTTACGTAGTGAACCCGCTGAAAATAAGCAAGTATGCAGAAAGCAGGTTCAAGCGAACCAAAACAGGCAAACAGGATGCAAAGCTGATAGCGCAGTATTGCCGGTCGGCGCAGGAAAGCGAGCTTGTAAAGAGGCAGAAGCCTACGGACGAGCAATATAGGCTTTCACGGATGACCGCAGCATACGCGCAAATCAAAAGCGAATGCGCGGCAATGAAAAACCGTCATCACGCGGCAAAAGATGAAGAAGCGGCCAAAGCATATGCGCAAATCATCAAAGCCATGAATGAACAGCTTGAAGTTTTAAAGGAGAAGATAAAAGAGCAGACGGAGAAGCCTAACTGCAAGGAAGGCGTGAAGCGTCTTGAAACCATACCGGCAATAGGCAGAATGACCGCAGCCGTATTGTTTCATCATCTAACATCTTCGAAATTTGAAACATCAAACAAATTTGCAGCATTCGCGGGCTTAAGCCCGCAACAAAAAGAATCCGGGACAAGCGTAAGGGGAAAAGGCAAACTGACCAAGTTTGGCAACAGGAAATTACGCGCCGTCTTGTTTATGCCGGCCATGGTCGCATACCGGATAAGGGCATTTCCCGACTTCATCAAAAGGCTGGAAGAAAAGAAGAAGCCTAAAAAAGTCATCATCGCAGCATTGATGCGTAAACTCGCCGTTATTGCGTATCACGTACATAAGAAAGGCGGAGATTACGATCCATCGCGTTACAAATCGGCGTAAATCCCGAAAGGAAAAAAGGCATTTTTTAAATGCCTGCTTTGCCGCGTCTGAAATCCGGTGAATTTTCAAATATTGAAATTCAATGGGTTGAAAATGAATTGTAAAGATGCTGTTGTCAATTAAAGTAGTATCTCGTCAATATCCGACAATCCCGACATCAAATCAAACTCCTAAACATCCCAAATGATTCCAAACTCCGCCGCAGCCCGCGCCTGCACCGTTTCGGATATGGCGGACCTCGGCAGGAACGCCGAACCGCCCGCAATTGCGGCAAACAATACAACCTATATCCGCCACTTTTTGCAGATGTGATTTTTCCGCTTCGGTTTTACTTTTCATCCAACTCCCCCACCTCCACCGCCAAACCGCCGCCTGCGACCGGCTCGTCGGCGTAATCGGCGGCAATGCGCCGCACCTGCCTGTCGTTGTGATAGGCAACGCCTTGAAGCGCGTCCAGCGCAACCTTCAGGGCGTTGTCCAAATCGATCACCGTCTTGTTTGCGCCGCCGTCTTTGTTCGCTTTGGGAATCAGGCGCACATATACGGCAACCGCGCCTTCGGACGGCATCGCGCCCGCCCCTTGCGCGATACGGCGGACGGTTTCCTTATACGCCGCCGCCTCCGCGCTCCTGACCGCCCTGTTGCGCCAAATCCGCCAATATCGGTTTGCCGATACGGGGTAAGGCAGGATAAGGCGCGTCACGCGCATTCCCCTGCCGGTTGCGTCCACAGGCCGGCGCCCAATATCGGGCAGGCGGCGTGTGCGGCGCGGATGTATCCGTGCAGCCTTGCCGCCGTCATCGCGCCGGCTCCCGCCGCCGCGCGTTTTTCCGCGCGCTTTTGCCGGACTGCCTTGTTGCGGCAGGTTTTGCACGATTTGTAATAATAGACCCCCCCTTCCTTGCGCGGGACGGCATTAAACCCTTTCTCCAACGGCTTGGTTCCGCCGCAGGCCTTGCAGGTTCTCATTTCTTCCGCCATTTTGATTTTTCCTTTTGTTTCGGTTGCTTAATATCCGAAGCCGTCGAAGTCGTCTTCGCCTTTGCCGTCGCGCTTGCGGCGCAAAACCGCGTCGGCGGCTTCCACCAAAAGCCATACCGCCAACGTCGCCGCCCCGGCAAACGACAGCGCGGTGATGATGCTTAACAGGGTATCCATTGTTTTATTTCCTTTCGGTCGGTTTTATGGGTCGGGGTCGGATTCCCGCCGCCTCCGTCATTCCCTCGCAGGCGGGAATCCGGACCTTGGAACAACAGCAATATTCAAAGATTATCTGAAAGTCCGGGATTCCGGATTCCCGCTTTCGCGGGAATCACGGCGGTCGGGTTGGCGGGTCAAATGCCTCCGCCCGCCGTTTCAGGCGGCATCGGGCTTTCAGGGTGCGGGGCCCGCCCCGCTTCAGGCGGCATTTTTTCCAACAAATCTTCGACACAGGCGGCCGCCCACGCAAAATTGTCTTCGCCGTCGCGGATGTAATAAGCGGCGGAGATGACGGCAAGCAGCGCGGCCTCCGTGCCGCCGTCGAACCCGCAATCTTTCAGACCGGCGTACATTTTTTCATAGCGGCGGCATTTGAGTTTCTTGAACTTCGGCGCGTCGGCGCGTTGGCGTTCCAAGTACCGCAGGGCTTTTTCCAAGTCTTCGCGCCCGCCTTTTTCCTTGTGCCGCCAGATGTATTTGAAGGCGTTGCCGAGGTTGAAGTTGAGGTATTGCGCAAACCCGACGCACTCGAAGGCGCGGTTTTTGTAATAGCCCGGGTTGGTATTGCCGCCTTGTTGCGGCGCGGCTTCCGTCCGGACGGTTTCGGTTTGCGTGTTTCGGACCGTCATTCCGTATTTCCTTTCAAATTTGCGTTTTAACGCGTTTTTTAAATCTCGGGTAGGCTGGGATATTCCCAAAGCGTTTTACCCGCCTTCCCGCTCAAATTCGGCGCATTGCGGGGGGATATTCCCCAAGCACCGCCGCCCGTCTTGCGATTGCCGCCCCCGATGCCGTCTGAAACGCGCCGGCGGCGCACGGATTGGTTCGCGGGTAGTACGTCGCTTTTTCCTCCGCATCCCGCGCCTTCGCGCATTTCGCAAAACCGCGCACCGGCGTGCCGGTGTTGGTTTTGAAGTCGGCATGGTTGCAATAGAAACAGGTTTCACGCATTTACCGGCCTCCCGCACTAGACACTGTAAGGGTCATATTCATCATGTTTGGGGGCTTGCCATGCCAAATCAGGCTCTTCCTCGAACTTCATAAATTGCCCTTTCCAGCCGCAAACCACCGTTCCCGTTTCGCCGTCCCGGTTCTTGGCGATAATCAGCTCGGCAATGCTCGGATTCTCGTTTCCGTCGTAGTAGCTTTCGCGGTGCGGCATGATGATGATGTTTGCGTCTTGCTCAATCGCGCCGCTGCCGCGAATGTCTGCCATGTTCGGGCGTTTGTCTGCCTGCTTTGTGTTTCCCCTGTTCAACTGGGCAACCAAGACGACGGGGATATTCAGCTCTGCCGCCAAGTTTTTCAAACGGCGCGATATATTCCCCAACTCCGCCACCTCGTCCCTCCCTGCCCTTGGCATGATGTGAAGGTGATCGACAACCAACAAATCCAAGCCGGTAGTGAGTTTTTTCTCCTTAGCCAAAAAGCAAAGCTCGTCAACGTTGAGCAGGTCGCAGTTCACGTCAAACTTCCACTCTTTCGCTTGGCTGACGTAAATCGGCATATTGGCGTAATCGCTTTGCGTCAGATTGCCGGTTTTCAGGTTCTGCATGGGGATATTGCACTCAGCCGCCATGCCGCGCCTTGCCAGCTCTACCGCGCTCATTTCGTAGCTTTGGAAATGAACTGCCTTGCCCTGCTTCAGCGCGAATCGCGCAATGTTTTCCGCCAAAACCGTTTTACCCATAGACGGACGCGCCGCAATCACAATCAGGTTTCCATCCGGCAAACCGCCGGTCATCCCGTCAAGCTTCATCAAGCCGGTAGGCAATCCGAAACGCACGCCGTCAAGCCTTTTGTCCAAACCGCCAATCAAATCCTCAACGGTCTGGCCGAATGTCTTGGTTTCACGCTTTACCGCGTCTTTGCCGGCTGCCGCCAATTCGTCGGCCGCCTTAGACAGCTTTTCTGCGACCGTCCCGCCGTCTTTGGAAACCGCGATTTTTTCAATCGCCGCCGAAGCCTTCAGCAAGCCGCGCTCGACAAACCTGTCGTTCACAATCCCAACGTACCGGCTGATATTCTTCGCGCTTGGGGTGTTTTGGTTCAGGTCTATCAAGTAAGCCAGGCCACCCGCGTTTTCCGCCTCGCCGCGCGCTTCCAGCTTGTCGTTCAGCGTGATGATGTCGATAGGCTCGTTTGCCGCCGCCATATCCAGCAGAGCGCGGAAAATAATCCTGTGTTGCGCCTGGTAAAACTTTTCAGGGGTCAGGATTGCGCACCGCGCAATCGCCGTCGGTTCAATCAAGATGCCGCCCAAAATGTTCTGTTCCGCCCCTACGCTGGCCAGTGATTGGACGGCTTCCGTTTCCTCGATTCGGTTCATGCCCTTCCCCTTGCCGCCTGGTTCGTTTTAGGCGGATGCCATTCAAGGATTTTGACGAAATTGCCCGCCTTGAAAATCCAATCGAAGCCGACCGCAAACCCTGTTTGGTTTTCGCCCATCCAAAACGGGTTCATCGCCACTTTCCGGAAGAAACCGGCAAACCAGGCCAAACCGGTTTCCTTGTCCCCGAACCTCACCTTGCCGTTTGGCGCCGCCGTTCCCAGCATCTCGCACCAGCGGTTTGCAATCGCCCGTTTGCGCGTGTCGTTCAGCACTTGGACGCTTGGCAACCGGCCGCCCAAAACTTCGTTGTACAAATCGGCGATTTCCTGAAGCGGTACGCCGTGGGTTTTGCGGCGGCGCGGAACATTCGCATTTTTCGGTTTTCCCGAAAGGCCGCCGTTGCCGTTACTGTCGCTTTCGGCCTTCGGCGAAGTCGGTTCGCCGGTTTCCCGCCCGCACGTTTCCGCGTCAGCGGAAACAAACGCGTCAGCGTTCAAACCGCCTTTGCCGTTTCCGGCGTTTGGGGGTAAGGGGGTATATACTGCTAAATCTTCTGTTAAATCTTCTGTTCTTATAACGGCTGTTGATTCCTCACTCCCCGAATGTTGATTTTGAAGTTCGGGGCTGTTGATATTGCATTTCGGGGCTGTTGATTCCCCACCCCCCGAATGTTGATTTTGAAGTTCGGGGCTGTTGATATTGCATTTCGGGGCTGTTGATTCCCCACCCCCCGAATGTTGCAACATCAAATCATCAAAAGCGTCTAAATTCAGTTTGTAGTAAATGCGGTGTTCAATTCGTTTTTCAGTCTCAATCAATACGCCGCGTTCCCTCAGCTTTGCCCGTGCCGTTCTTTGTTCCTGAACGGACAGCCCGGTTTCAATTTCAATTTCTTCCGCTGTTCGGTAAATGCCTGATTCATACTGCGTCTTATCGTTCCAGTAGAAGAAATGCCCGAATAATATTGCCGCATTTACACCGCCCAAAGGCTTTGCCAATTTCGGGTAATACGCGATTGGCCTGCCTGCCGCTCTCAAACTTTCAGACGGCTTCATCATCAACCCCTTTCACTTTTTCGACCCGCCCGTCCAACGCTTCCCGTGCCTTGCCCGCGCCTTCCGCCTGCATATAAGCCGACACCGGCAAGCGGGCTCCGCGTATTCTTTGTTCCCGGCTCATGGTTCAATTCCTGACTTTGCGATTGAGTAATGGGCAACGGGATTTTTACAGTTACCGACCTTGTATTTCGGCTTGGCAAACACGAAGCCCCTGCCTTCCAAGTCGGTTATCCGTGCCGCAAGCTGCGTCACCTTCAGGTTCTGATAAGCCTCAAGGGATGTGATGCATCCCTTGTTACGGATGTAATCGACAATTTGTTTGCATTGCGTTTGTTTTTGATTCATAATCGCCTTTCGCCGTTACCTGAACCGCTTCCCTGCAATTCAGGGGGATTACCCGCCCCGTGCGGGTTTTTCTTTATCGGCCGCCCGTCTGTCCGGGCGGTCAGCCGTCTTTCCGATTTGCCGTCACCCCGTTGCAACCGGGTTTCCACACAACGGCCGACGGAGTAAAAAAATGCCGTCCGACTTATCCTTCATACTTACCAAAGAGCTTATCCGCAGCGGTTCTATCCGCTTAAGCGGCAGTACGGCCAAAGGACAAGCCGGAGAATTGGCGGTATTCATCCGAACACTTCATCAAAAACCCGAAGAATCGGAGCCAAATACCGATAACGAATATTTAATCGGGCTGCTTTCCAAGTAATTCAAAGCCGTCTTTCAAACCCGGCGCGATTTTGTAAACCTCATCGCAGCCTTTGGCGGCGGCTTTCAGCATCGCCTTTTTAATCAGCCGTCTGTCTTTCTTCGACAGGCGGTTTCTGTCCTGCTTCTTCATTTTTTTCCTTTCCGGTAAATTGCGGATGACTTCCGCTTCAATTCGGTTATATCAATTAACATCTGACCCGACGGGCTTTTTATTTGGGACAAACCCTGAACTCCGAAATTAATTCAGAAATAGAAACCTTATTTTTTGTCAACAACATAACGTCTTTATAAAGACGCTTTGGCGTTACTGCCCGTCCGTTTTCTATCTGCCATAGAAAAGACAGGGATAAGCCAAGTTTTTTAGCGTATTCCGTTTTTGCACCACGCTGTTCTGACAGCGTTTTAATAAATTCTGAATGAGTCATTCTGTAGTTTCACCGTAAATATTTAATGAGTTTAGCAAATATTAAACGCATAGGCAAGAAAATTTAATATTTGTTTGTTTAGCAGAAACTAAATAAAATTGAATCCCAATCTGAATGGAGCGCGAAAATGACTAATAGAGATCTGAAGGCCATCCGTATCGATAATTTAAAAAGATTCTTTGAAAATAAAAAGTTGCCGGTTAAAGACAAAAGCCTTTTATCTCAATTGATGAGCGGTAAAGCATCTTTTGGCGAAAAGGTAAGCAGACGGCTTGAAGAAGAATATGGGATGGGCAGTCTGTACTTGGATTCCGTTCCGAGCGAACCAACGCCCGTCCTCATCAACCCCGACCTGCCGCACGAAGTCAAAGACATCCACCGCCCGATGATGTGGAGCAGTAACGACCCGCTGCCCGACGATGATTATGTTTTCGTCCCCTACCTCAAAGAGAGCTGCTTCAAAGGCGGGGCGGGCGCGTATGAAATCCCCGACTACAACGGCTACCGCCTGCCGTTCGGCAAATCAACGTTAAGGCGCAAAGGCATCAACCCCGACAACGTCTTCTGCTGCACCCTGACCGGCGACAGCATGGAGGAAAAAATCGCAGAAGACGCGGCAATCGCCGTAGATACGGGCGAAACCGCCATACGCGACGGCAAAATATACGCCTTTGCCCAAGACGGCATGTTCCGCGTCAAATACCTGATACGGCAGCCCGGCAACAGCGTGCTGATACGCAGCCACAACAGCGGCTTCTATCCCGACGAAACCGCCCCTTTGGACAGCCTGTCCGTTATCGGCAGGGTATTTTGGTGGAGCGTGTTGGATTGATGCCGTCTGAAACGGCAGGGCAAGTATTTTTCAAATATATCCGCCCGATATGCCGACGGCGCGGACAGCCTGCCGATACCGGATAATTTGCACAAATTATTTCTTGAAATAATGGGCCGGCGGCCTTAATATACAGAAAAATAACAACGGAAACAGAAAATGCTGAACGCGTACGACGTGGCAGATTTCTTCCTTTCCCCTTTTGAAGAAGAGGACGGGGAGCAAATCTCCAATCTCAAACTTCAAAAACTCCTGTATTACGCACAAGGCTACGCCCTTGCCATACTTAACCGCCCCCTGTTTGCCGAAAATATCGAACACTGGCAGCACGGTCCGGTAGTCCCCTGCATTTACCGCACCTACAAAAAATACGGCGGCAGCCCATTGCCTGCGGCCCATATCGAACCGGACAAATATGCGGACGAAGAGTTGGTTGTCCTCAACCGTGTCCGTAAAGAGCAGGGCTGCTACACCGCTTGGGCATTACGCAATAAAACCCATCAGGAAGCGCCGTGGATACAGACCCGGCAGGGCGAAGTCATAGGGATTGCGCTGATGGGGGAATATTTCCGCCATGCGCTGCCGCAGACGGATTACAATTTCAATCTTGAAAAACTCAAAACAGCCGTTGAAGACAGCTTTGTCAGCGTCCCGCATTTCAACGGCGCCGACGACTTGGAAAAATGGTTGGAGCAGTAAATGCAGGTGCTGCTTGGCGAAGACTTCAAAAGAGCGTTGAAAAACTACCCCAAAGAAGACCGCAGAAAAATTGCGGAATTTATCGCACACGTCCAACAGAACGGCTTATCAGGGTTACCCGGCAGGAACAAATCCAGCGACAACGTACCGGCAGACGATCCTCAATGGCTGGAAAAAGTCCGATTTGCCCAACGGCACAACCTTTGGCACTATCACATCGGCATTCCCAAATACAACGGCGGCAGGTATGGCGATTTGACATCCGCCTATATCCTTCACTATACCCTTTGCGACGGCTTTATCAAAATCATCGGTTTTGACAGACACCCGCCTTTTATCCTGCCCGATATTCCCAAATAACCTTGTCTTACCCCCCTTAAGACAGCCCCTCGAGATACCGCCTGCAAATCTTTGCCAAAGCCTGTACGCGGCTGCCCCCGGCTTTTTCCACGGCGGCAAGGATAAGCTCCACGTCTTCGGCACGCCCCTGCACTGAAAACTGCCGGTATTCGCCGCTTGCCAGTTTTGCCTTTGTCGCCGCCGCCGCCGTTGCCGCGCGCAATTTTTTAGAATGCCCGCTGTTGGAATTTGCCATTTTTAAATCCTTATAGTAGAGTATGGGAAAGATAAGAGGAAGGGCAGCCTCCTTAACTGCCCTGCAAATGGTTAATCGTTAATCACTTGTTTTGTATTTCCCTACCACGCTGGGGAGCTTGCAAGGAAATACAAAATCACACAGATTAGGATTTTCTTAATCACATTGCCTCCTTTCTCTTTCAGGTTGCCCCGTATCGGCTGATACGGGGTTTCTTCATTTCCTAATCTATGAGTTTATTATATCATATGATATAATAAACGCAAGTATCGAAATACCCTACACGCGCAGAGGGCATTCTTTCCTAAACAACCGCCTTAATAGGCGGTTTTTTTTGTGCCTGCGAAATCTCAAAAATAAATTCTTTTAATAATCAAAATGTTCAGTATTTATTAAATAATCACTAAACATTTTACTTGACTAGATGTTAAGTGTTTACTAAACTACACCCATCGAAACAAACAACCACTTAAAGGAAACGGGATGAACGAATTAATCAGCAGAATAAATCGGTTTGGCGCGAGGGCAAAGGACGAGCAAAGCCTTTTATTGAAAGTTGGTGAAATCTGCCGCGACGCAGCAGCGACATGGACCACTAGAAAAAGCGAAAGCATCAATCACACCGCCTTCACTTTTACAGTGAAAAAAGACGGCTTAAAAGAGAAGGTAATGATTGTTTTGTAAAGAAACCAACCCCACCCCGAAAGGAAACAAAAATGGAAGCAAATAAATTTGAAGTGAAAAGTTTGTCAGACCTTATAAAAGTCTTTGCAGGCATTGCTGCCGATTTCGAAGCGGCAATGGGTGTAAAACGCGCCGACATTTCAACCGAATTTGACGAACCGCAACATGAGCCGCAACCGCCGGTAACAGTTGCCGAGCAAAAAGGTATCAACGACTTTGCCATCGGCAAGGAAGTCATCATCCGCACTTATTCGGCAGGCGTTTGGTTTGGTGTGTTGGAACAAAAAGCAGGCAATGAAGTGATTCTGACAAAAGCGCGCCGAATGTACAGCTGGTGGGCAAAGGAATCAATCAGCCTGTCAGGTGTCGCACGACACGGCATCAGGCAAGACGGCAGCCAAATTTGCGGCGAGCTTGATTCCGTATGGCTCGAGGCGATTGAGATTATCCCAGTAACAGGCGGCGCGGCTGAATCAATCCGCACCGCGCTGGAGGTCGCCCAGTCATGAGTTATCTAGATCAACCATTGAAGCACGGCTACGGCAACGGCAACGGCAACGGTAGCGGCAACGGCGACGGCTATGGCAACGGCTACGGCAACGGCTACGGCGGCGTCGGCGGCGGCGGTAGCGGCAGCGGCTACGGCAACGGCAAGGGCGACGGCGACGGCAGCGGCAACGGCGACGGCGACGGCAACGGCAACGGTAGCGGCAACGGTAGCGGCAACGGCAACGGCGACGGCGACGGCAACGGCAACGGTAGCGGCAACGGTAGCGGCTATGGCAACGGCTAAACCTTAAAACCGCCCGAAGCTATATCTGCCAAGCCGGGGATAGCACAAAGCGATGAAGTATCGAACTTCAAAGCGGGGCAACGGCACGGCGAAACAGTGAATGCTGCGGGCGGTTTTCTCAAACGGAAAGGACGAAGGCGGTGAAATATTACGGCACGGCGGCTTACGGCAGCCCCGATTGGGGGATGGAAAGATATTACGCGCGGGAGGATATGCGGCAGGCTTTGGACGGTTGGGAGGCGGAAAACCGAATCCTGCACGAATCCGGGTTGATTGAGATTGCCAAAAAATCGGCGCGGGAGTTTGTCCGCGATGCGGACGGCGAACCTTACGCCCAAGAAGATTGGGAAACGTACCTTACGGAAGATGCTTCCCGTATCGGTAAAGATACCGAAGCCGCGATGAACTACGCCATAGACGAGCGGGAATGGTTCGCGCTGGCGGAGAACATCGGCAGGCTGGCAAATTCATAGCGGGCATAGGAATGCCGCGCCGTCAGTCGGCGAGTGGGCGCGGCGGCGGTTTTTGTAGATTTTAGCCGCAAATAACCCCGACGGCGCACGGTCCGTACCATCCTTAGCGGACGCGGTGCGCAATTAAAACCTTTTAAATTAAGGAAATAGAAATGAAGACAAGGAATATTGCGTTTAAGTTCGCGGTATTGGCGGCGGTATTGGCGGCGGGCTATGCCTTCGGATTCGCCAAGGGAGGCGGAAGCCGTACGGCAAAGGGAAAACCCGCCGGTATTGCGGCAATGCGCATGGCGTTGGCTCAAAAGCAGGCGGAAGTTGCGGAATTGAGCGCCGAGATTTGGCTGGAAGAGCGGCATCTGAATGCGGAAGAAGAAGCCGGTTGCCGGCGGGTGCACGGCGATGCGGAAGTGCCGGAGGGTAAAGAATGAGCTTCCATCCCGAAACCGCTTACACCGGCGGCGGAGAAACAGAGCCGTACGGACCAAGCCCCGAAGAAATCAAATACCGGCAAAGCCCGGAAACCGCCGAAACACGGCGGATGACCGAAAAACAGGCAGAAGGCCACATTAAAAGCATTATCAGGTAACGCCGCCGCGCAAGGCATAAAACAGCGCGAGACCGATAGACGAAACGACCTTTAACAGGAGACCGAAAATGTCATTGATTTTAAGTGTGAAAGACGAAAGCAATTTCAAACCATGCCCGGCAGGCAGCCATCACGCCACCTGCATCCGCATCATCGATTTGGGTACGCAGCTCGTCGAGTACCAAAACGAACAAAAGCGGCAGCACAAGATTTTAGTGCAGTGGGAAATCGACCCTGAAGGCGATCCGGAAATGCTGATGCCGGACGGCAGGCCCTACCTCATCAGCCGCCGGTACACCGCCAGCCTGCACAGCAAAAGCCAACTGGCAACAGACCTCAAAAGCTGGCGCGGAAGGGACTTTACACCGGAAGAACGCGACAACTTCGATTTGCGCAATATTTTGGGCAAGCCCTGCCTGTTGAGTATCGCCCACCAAGAAAGCAGCGACGGCAAAACCACCTATGCCAACATTTCCGCCATCAGCAACAAGATGAAGAGCTACACCCCGAAACAGCCGGACAACGCCGTTTTTGCCTTCGACCTGTCAGACCCCGATTGGGCGAATTACGGCCTCCTGAACGAGAAACTGAGGGAGCAGATTGCCAAAAGCCCGGAATATGCCGAAGCCGTAAACGGCCGCCAACCGCCGGCGCCGCCGCAGAAACAGGCCCAAGCGGCGGAAGGGCGGACGGAACACCCCCAAGGCAATGCCGCGCCTGCCGAAGACATCGAGGACGACATCCCTTTTAATTAAGCCCGCCGTCAGGGCGTAAAACCGGACGGAAAACCGCAAACAAACGCCGCGCCCTACGGGCAGGCCCCGCACTCTGAAGCAGTAGTCGATTTTTAGTTTGCAACTGCTTCGGACGGCAACAGAGAAAGGAAACAAAAAAATGGCAAACATCGACCTGACCCAATGGGACGGGAAAACCATTGGCGCCGCCGCCAATCCCGAACAGGGCTACATCAACATCACCATCGGCAGCGACGACCTATTCATCAACATCGAACAGGCATACGCCATACACGCCGCGCTTGGCGAAGCGGTTGCCGAATATGAGGGAGGGGCACAATGACCGCCCTCGCACTCTACCGGTGCGCGGCAGACGTACAGGCGGCGCTTGATTACTACTTCGACAGCGAAACCGAGCGCGAAGACACGCTGGAAGCCGTTATCGGGCAGTTCGAGGTCAAAGCGCAATCCGTTATCGCTTATATTAAAAACCAAGAAATCACGGAAAAAATGCTTGAAGAGCATATCGGGCGGATGACCGGGAAGCTCAAGGCGGCAAAAGCGCGGAATCAAAGCCTGAAAGACTACTTGGCGCGCAATATGCAGGCGGCGGGCATTACCGAAATCAAAGCGGACGACGGCACTTTTAAAGCCTCGTTCCGCAAATCCGAAGCCGTCGTGATCTTAGACGAAGCACAAATCCCCGCCGAATTTATGCGTGAGGCCGTCAAAACCGAACCGGACAAAACCGCCATCAGAAAAGCGATTGAAAGCGGTCGGCAAGTAGCAGGCGCGAAGATTGAAGGGCGGAAGAATTTGCAGATTAGATAAACCGTAGAAGATGTTGACGACAGCATCCCATTTTGAGTTAAGGAGCAAAAAATGAGCTATTTGGAAGATGTAAAAAACGCATTAAGGGTAATAGATAACTTATGCAAAGAAGCATTAAAAGAGCCTGAATCGTTAGAGGGTTATATAGACGAAATTAGGGATAAAGCAGACGAAGCGGATACCTCTTTGGAATTTCTAAAGGATGTAATAAATTATGGTATTAGCGATTTAAAAAATGTAATTGAGGTGTTTGAAGATTGCGTTTGATATTAATGGAACAAGACATGAACTATCAATTTAAATTCGGCGACCCCGTGAGAGATACAGCTTTATGATTGGGCATTGAGAGAACGGCATCAAAAAATCGAGAAAACAAAATGCAAACAGTAGCAACAAAACCGACGGCAAAACAGATGCTTGCCGCCAAACGCGCGGCGAAGGAATCAACGCGGCAGGAACGCGCCGTCAAACGCGCGGGAACAGTAAAAAACGTTGACCGGAACCGGCTGTCCGCCCGGTCAAAAGCGCAAAAAGAAAACATCGCCCGGATGTTGTCGGGCGCAAAGGTATCGGAAGACGAAGCCCTGACGTGCGGCATCATGATGCGGCTGTCCCTGCAGGATATGCGCTATGCCTGCAATCAGGAGTTAATCAACTTCGCCGAACATATCGTCAAACAGGTGCAACGCTTGGGCCTGTACTGCAACACGGACGACCCCGCGAACGAGGAAAGCGTACTGTTTGCCTGCCGCGAAGCATCGCAGGCGGTCGCGCAATGGACTAAGGATTTCGACGACCTTAGCCCGAATCAGCGCCAACTCGTGCTGCGTCCGCTGTCAAATCTCTTCGCCGCGTACGAAGAATTTCTGAAAGACGCGCCTGCACGGCTGATAGCCGAAGTATCGGCATACTCATTGGCCGTGCGGGTTGCCAAGAAAGCCATGGCGTTTTTAGAACTTGACGGCGGTTTGATTTCGGCGGTCGGCAAAGTCGTCAACGGCGCGGATTCGCGCGCGGAAGCCCGCCGCCTGAAAATGCCGTACGCGGAATTTACAGGCCGGATCCTACACGCCGCAAACCTGCTTTACGATGTGGGCATTCAGGCGGACAAGGAGCTTTCGGCGATGTACGGCAGGCCGCTGAATCCCGTGCGCCCCCGACGGATAAGCGACGTGCGCCGGCCGATGATGAAAATGCTTGTTGCGGACAAAGGCGGCGCGTTGGTCCGGGCCGTAAAAGACTCGGAAGACGTCATCCGGCATTGCGACAACGGCGCCGGCTTCAGCTGCTTCAACTGGACCGAACATTTCAAACGGACGGCAAACCTGATCAGCCTCATGCACAGGGAAGCGGCGGCATGAGGACGCACATCCGGACCTGCGTGTATCACGATTCCGGCACAAAAGGCTTCAAACACGGCATCAGGCATAAGCGGCACGGCTGCCGGCGCGGCGAAGACGGCAAACCGCAGCGCGTCAGCCGCATCCGCAAACGCTCCGCCACACCCGGACAAGCCAGAGAACGGACGAAAACCCATGACGTTTCAAGGACACAACAACCGTAAAAAAGCCGGCGGCTACGCCGAATACATCACGGGCGGCAGCTTGAGGCGGCTGGTTGCCGCCAAAGTCCGCCGATACTGCGGCGAACACCCGGGCGTATTTGACGGCGCGGCAGGAAGCGGGCAGCTGGAGCAGTACATCGAACCGTCCGATTTCCGCGCCGTAGAGATACAGGCGGAAGCGTGTAAAGCCTTGTTGCAAAACTACCCTGCCGCCAAAGTATACAACACAAGCCTTTTCCTTTATACCGACGGCGAACCGCAAGACTGCACCGTCATGAATCCGCCGTTTTCCATCAAGCTAAAGGATTTGAGCGAAGACGAAAAAAGCCGTATCGCACAGGAATACCCGTGGAAGAAATCGGGCGTAGCCGATGAAATCTTCGTTTTAAAAGGATTGGAAAACGCCCGCCGCTTCGGATTCTTCATCCTGTTCCCCGGCATCGCCTACCGCAAAAGCGAGCAGCGATTCCGCGAAATCATCGGCAACCGGCTGGCAGAACTCAACCGCATACAAAACGCGTTTGAAGACACGCCGATCGAAGTGCTTTTACTGGTTATCGACAAAGACAAAACCGACGGCGGCTGCATCCGCGAACTGTACGACTGCAAAACAGACACCCTGCTTGCCGCCGACACTTGGCAAATCGAACCGGACTTGTAGCAAACCGTGCAAGAACCTGCACCGCCGAAGGAAAAGGAAGACCCCGTCCTCTTGGAACACGAATGCCGTGACGCAGCGGCAAAGCGGATTGCCCGGGAATTGAGGTTCAGCAAAATGGTCAACGAGATAGAAGGCTGGCCGCATGCCGAATTTGACGGCTTTTGCGACCGCCTGTGCAACCTGATACAGGCAGAGAAATACGGAAAAAAACACTACTTCCCGTGCAGCCTGCCACTTTTCGGAGGGGCGGCCGGCTGAACAACCGCCCGAACAGGAGGACTTATGCACCGACGCAGGCTGAACATCCGCCAAGCCGTAAAAAAGCGGAAACCCGGACAAAGCAGAATTAACAGAAAGAGGTATATATGAACATCAGTAAAGAACAAGGGCTTTTAATCGCATACGGCGGCCGCCCGTATATCCCGCCGAGGGAAGTACACAAAGACTTTTTTGCCCATATCGGCTTTAACGCGTTTAAAGCATCGGGGGTGCGGTGCGAGCTTCCGTTTCCGATTTTCCGATTGTCCGACAGCCGAAAATCGGAATATTTCGTCAGCGTCCGAGAGCTTGCAAAGGCAATCGCAGACAAGGAGGAAAAGGCAAAATCGGAATATCGGAAATTCCGGTCTTGATGCAAGACGGAGGAATCAGGGGATGCGGCACATCCCCTTTAATTTAATATCACTTCCCGGATTTTATATCGCTTTGCGCCTGCATCATTGCCTCTTTAAAATCCAGCCGCGTCGAGCGTTTGCGTACGCTCACATACCTCTGCAGGCTGTTCCAACCGTCATGCAGCGTTACCCGTTGCATTTGCGGAATCGTGAAGCCGTCTTCAGCCATACGGGTAGCAGCCTCGTGCCGTAAATCGTGGAAGCGCAAGTCTTTAATTCTAAGAACCTTGCACGCCCTCGTCCAAGCGGCGGAAACCGATTTTCCGTTGCACGGTACAAGGCTGTCGGCGATGCCTTTGTTGGCAAGCATACGCTTCCTGACCGATTCCTCCGGCAGCTCGTCAATGACCGGCAAAGCCATAGGCAGAATATCAAACTCCTTATTATTCCCTGTGCTGCCGTTCGGATTTTTTAAATCACGAACCGGCCGGGTACAATCATTTTTGTGCCAGTCGTCAAACAGCAGGCGGCAAATCTCATCCTGCCGCCTTGACGTATAAATCGCCAGCCACATAATCAGGTGCATCGGTATGGAAGATTTCCTGCTTTGCCATTGCCGCAGGAAATAAGTTGTCAGGGTTTGCAGTTCTTCCGTGGTCGGCAATCTGTCCCTGATTGCAGATTTCGCAACCATATTCGAGCGTTTCAGCCCGTTTGCCGCGAAATCCAATTCCTGCCAGCCTATTTCAAGCCCCCACACATAAAAGGCGTGTTTTAGCACGGAACGGATATATTGCAGCTCCTGCAATGCCGTAGAAGCCGCGATTGGCGCAATGTCCAGTTCGGGGATTCCGCGCCGCCTCTGCATAACGTGTTCCGCGAAATCAGACCGTTTCAGCTTATCGATGCCGATGCCGCCAATCGGGAACTCCATCAGAAAACGCAAGCCCATTTTCTTTGACCGACCCGCTCCAAGCGTTTCGTTAAGATACTTCCGCATAGCTTCGGACAGCGTCATCATCTTGACCTTGCCGCGCTTGAAAAGCAGTTCTGGGCCGGCTTCGATTTCCGCCTCCCGTTTCTTCCCCCATTCGACCGCCAAAGCCTTTTTACTGAACGTCCTGCTCTCATTGAAAGCAGGATAGCCTTTCTTGCCGACCCGTACCTGAACCCGATATACTGTTTCGCCGGAAGGATTGCGCCGCTTGGTTATTGTTGCCAT